TATCGTAGCCATTATTGGGGGATAAGTAGCTAGTAATTAATTCATAAATTATTTTTTATGAACTGCCAATCCTACTAAATAAACTATAGGATGGATTATTTTACAAAAGACATTGCCGACTATACTGTCTTGTGCTTTACCTTTTGTTAAAATATGTCTAAGATGTTTTGTTCGTTCTTTGGCAAGGTAAGCACCTAAGTTTGTTAGTGCCTTATTAACCTTCATACCACGAACAAAAGGTTTGAATAATGAATGATAACCTATTTCATGTATAGGTGTCAAGTATTTTTTCTGATAAATGTGCCATGTCTTCATAGCCTGTGCCCAATCATCTAGTTGTGTTTGTCTATACATCTCAGTGCAAACTATTTTAGTATCTCCACTAGTTGCAGTATCATCATCTGGAGCGTCATATTGTGCAGTTCTTTCTGCCATTCTTTGTTCACGCTCTGTATTCTGTGGAGCATTGCCTGGTTTACCTGAGCTATCTGTAAAGTTTACCGATGTGCCATCTTCATGCGTAAATGAGCCATCATTGTTTACACTATGGAAAGAACCATTGTCATTCAAGCCAATACTCTTTGTACCACCTCTAGATTCTATATCTGCCTTAGCATCATCATTAAAGTTATCTAATGCCGAATCTCTTTGTGATTTTCTACCACTACCAAAAGTTTCCTCTACATCAAAATCTCTCTCTCCAGTTGCATCAGTATCTCTAGATATTCTATCTAACAACAGCTCTTCTTTTAAATCCTGTGCGGCTGCCTTCTGTGCTACAGTAGAAGGTATGGTGTCATCAAGTATTTGATTTAAAGCATTCTCTGTTAACCCTTCAAAACTTTTTCTTGAGGATTGATAATTAGGGTCTGCTTCAATGTTTGCCCTTGCTTCAGCAGTTAACATATCTCCAGTAGTTTTTATTTCTTGTGCTAGTGGACCTGCTGATGCACCATCTCGTCTAGCTTCAAAATTAGTAGCTACTCCAACTTCGCCTCCAGCAATTTTTTGCATTAACTCGTCAAAGCTATTAACTTTTAGATTAGAAACTTGAGGAGCAACTGTTGATGTATTTACTACTTTGTCTACTTCTGCATTAACTTGATTTACTAATTGTTCTTCTCCAATTGCTTTTCTCATTTCACCAAGTGTGTACTGTGTTAATCCAGCCGCTGTCATAGGAGTTAAACCTATAGGGTCTTTTGTATCTGGGATTATTGCTCCGCCAGGTCCTATATTACTAATGTCTTTACCTTGTATTGCGTTAGATATATCAGTGAGCATACTTCCACTTGATACTGCTTTACCAGTCAGAGGGTCATACTCTCTTCCATCATTACCTACTACATTACCAGATAAAGTTACTGTCCCAGGTGTCTTGTTTACTCCTAGCATTCCTAAAGGTAACATAGCTAAAGCAATTTGTTGTACAGGATTATAACTGTATCCTAATTCTTTAGCTCTATTAATTTTATCATTAGCTAAAGCCCTAGCAGCTTTTTCTTGTTCGCTTTCTACTCGGTCATCTCCACCAGTATCTTGTTGAACAACTTTAGTTGGTGCAACTGGAGCTGGTGCATCATCTGCTGGTGGCGGAGTACTATCACCTGGTTTGTATGTCTGCTCTTGTTTGTAGCTACCTACGTTACCAGCACCTACTACAACATTAGGGTCAGTTACAGGACCTAATGTAAGAGATGCTGGACTTACAACACCAGTGGTGGTTGTCGGTGAAACAAGTCCTCTAATACTAGGTTGTAACTTATCATCTATTCCATCCCTATTTGTATCTGTGAAACCAGGTGCTCTTACAAATCTAGACGATGCTGCTTGAGGAACTGTAGCTGTTCCAAACTGTCCTAACGCAGGATTATATTGTTGTTGTTGTCTTGCTATACCTTGTGATGTAGCAACATTAGGAGCATCTAAAATGGTCATACCTGCTTGTGCAGTTTTTACATCATCATTAACATAATCAACTTGACCTGCGGCTTCCATTTCTCCTAAGCCTTGTAATGCTTCCCTTCTTAAATTTTCATACATACCAAGTCCATGGTACCTAACGACGTTAGCTGGTACAACTAGTTCTCCCTCACTAAGTAGTACTTGTTGGTCATCTTTGACTTCATCTGATGTAGCACCTGGAGGTGGGTCAGCAGGAGTTCCCTTAGATGCTTCTTCATACTTTGGTTCTGGGGGACCACTTACATCAATTACGACTGCTAAACCTTTTCCCTTCTTTTTAGACTTTGTGCCCCCAGCTTTCATAGCTGTAGGTTTTTCGTCGGTAGGCATAACTGGAGGAGTCGCTAATGCAGTTGTCATAGGTGTAGGCATCTCAGTATCTATAATACTCATAGGGGTAGCAATACCCTTTTCTTTATCTTGTTTTAATCTTTGTGAGACTAATTTTAGAGCTTCGTCTCTTGGGTCAGTAATCTTTGGAGCTGCGGCTCTACCCAACTTTTTTGTTTGAACTTGCTTATTACCTACTGGTGGACTAGTCTTTTGTGTCATCGGTGATACACCTAATCCTGCTGGTTCTGTCTTTGCCATACTGTTCTCCTAATCTTTTGCCCTTGCTAAAACTTCATCACGAAGAGTTTTTAGTCTTCGTATCTCCTGGATTGCTCCTTGTGCTTTTGCTATGTTGTGTATGTCATCATACTGCTCTAGTAATTTGTGTAGTTCTTCTACTCTATGATTCATATATATTTCCAGTAAATCACTATTCTTCTTGCTATCTACTAAAGGTACAAGCTTACTAGCTATTTCTTTTATCACTGTCTACCCCCTAATAATTGTTGTAATTGGTCAACAACTGCAGGTTCTTGTGGAGCTGTCGCAGGATTCTGTGGAGCACTAAATCCTTGTTCACCAGGGATAGGTGCTTGTCCTACACCAATATTACCTCCCCCACCACCTGATGGGTCAGCAGGATTTATACCTTGAGCTTGTGATTGGTCAGTTGGTAAACCTCCAGCAGCTTTTAGTATCTCTGCTTGTTTAAATGCTTCTCTCTCATCATTGATAAGTTTCTCTGCATCCAAGTCCATAGCGTGTCCAAGCTCTCTTAATATTACTGGTATTTTTAAATATGGTGCTACAGCAGCATTGCCTGACATCTGAAGTAACTGTAAAAGTCTCTGACTTCTTACTTCGTTCTTCATAAGACTTTCTGTGCCTCTAGCTTTTATCTCTAAATCACCTCGGGCTTCTTTATCAAAATCAAACTGCATATTAAATGCAAACAATGCTTCTCCAAGTGGTTGTAATAAATAATCATCTAAGTTCTTTACAACACTCTTGATACTAAGTTGGGCTGCTCCCATCAGCATGCTGATACCAGCCGCAGTTCTACCTGTGCCTGCCACACCTGTCTGTCCATGTGAATAAGATGGTATGCCTGTTGCATCATCAGCTAACGCTCGTGCTTTATCAAACATCATCATATTTTCTGTGCTTACGTTAGGATACTTAGTTCCAAACAGTGCTTGTCCAGGTGCACCACCTTGTCGTCTAAATACTTTGCCTGGGAATACTTGTAGGTCTTGCCCTGGCACTAAATTAGTTTCATCAATCTCAAATACTAAGTTACCTGATAATACAGCGTTATCAACTGCCATTCTCATAAAACCATTCATAAGTGTTTGTGTGTCTGACATATTCTCAGCTAGTCCTACACCAAAGAAACTGTATGGATTTAATTCAAACGGAGCTGCACAGTAAGGAATACGTTTAGGTGTAAATGGATTTACAACTAATCTTAGTATCTTGTTATTACATACCCATACATTAACCTGTAATGTATCTACATCTTCAAACTCTTTTGGTATTTCTAATCCTGAAGCCTCTGCCATAGTTTTATCTATATTGCCCCAGAACTCTAGTACCTCAAATCTATCTACGTCATATTGAGTTTCATTATCTCTTAAGTCTGTTTCCCACCATTTACGTGTGTAGTTAAATCCAATTTCTGCACACTCATCTACAGCTTCTGTATCAAAGTAAGGTCTCTTTTTAAGATTACGTAACTCTGAATAACTTAGCTTATGACGTTCTATAACGTATTCTGCCTCAGCCATGTTGTTGGCATCATAATCAGGATAGAAATTCCAAGTTGATACAGACTCAACTCTTGGAACAGTTTTACTCTCTGGCGAGTAATTACCCTCTTCATCCCAGTTAGCTTTTTCTTTATCAAAAGCAAAAGGTCCTTTAATTATTCCTGTACCAAATAGAGCCATCTCGAATGCAACTGTTCTTAAATGCTTAGATGCATTTGACTCCTCCAACTGGTCAAGAATAGTCTTTTCCATTCTTTTAGCTGCCTTTTGTGCAGGATAATATGTTTGTGATGTTGGTGTTAGTCCTGTACCTGACCTTAGTTTGTCTTTTATACTTTCTAAATCATCTTCAAAAGCCCCAAGTCTCATCTCTTCTAGTGATTCTTTTGTTGCACCTCTTGGTAAGTCTTGTCCATCTCCAGGGAAACCATATACATTATTTAATTCGTTTAACGCATTGTCTGGCTCTTTGGGGTCAAAGTTTACTGACTCTGTTACACCTTCAGGGATACGGGTAGCTTCCACACCTAGTGGGAATCTCTGTCCTGCAAATAAAACATCTATAATTTGTCCGTAGGCTGCAAGAACTTTTGTCTTAGTTACTTTTATAAATACTTGTGATTTTTCTGTTTCAGTAAACTGAGTATCATTTGTATATAATCCTCTGTACTGTCTATATGAGTTAAGCCATCTTTGCTCATCATATAATCGTGCATCTTCTGCAGATTTAAATTTTTCAATAACATAAGCTGCTAATTCATCCTTCGGGTTTTTTGGGACAAATACTAAATCTTCAATATTTTCGTTTTCATTTTCCATGTTTAATATCCAAATACTCTATCTGCAGGAGTCCATTTTCTTGGCATCGCTGCTGGGTCATAGTCAAATATAGACTTTGACCTAGGTCGGGTCATTATACCATATCTCAAAGCGTCGTACAAATGGTCTTCTGCTTTTGTATCTACGTCTTCAGAATTACTTTTATCCAAAGGTAGTACAGGTAACTGTGCTATCAAGTTTACGCAGTTGTTAAATATAACTAACCCTGCGTTTTCGCTAATCTCATCAACTTGTAGTCTTCTATGTAATTCGTTTTTGCCTGCCACACGACTACCTTTACTTCTGTCTGCTGGTCGCCAACGACAGCCAACTGAAATCATTTGTTCCGCCAAGGAAGGACCTGTATCACCCCTTTTATGCCAACACGAGCTGTCGAGTACGCCATACGAGATTTGTCCATCACTTCTTTCCGCATCCAGGATAGCAAATGCCAAATCTTTGGCTGTATATTTTGATACATACATTTCACGATAGACCACAAGTTGCTCAGTAGCCGGGTCAACTGCAAACCATAAGACTGCAGAATAGGAAGAGTATCCATAATCGCATGCCCTAAATTTTCTCCAGTTGTCTGGAATCGTAAATACATCCGTAACGTGATATTTTCTATCGAACTCAGAAAACGCCGCACCTTCTGCAACATCCCAACTTCCCTCCAATAATTGTCTACGCTGTGTCTCTGGCAAAGATAGCAGCATCGCTTCATAGTCTCCTTGATTATACAAGAATGGGTTATCTGCTAGTTTAGCAGGTATGAAGCGTCGTTTAAACAAAGGCTGGTCTGCCTTTGAATGATGTTTGGGGTATCTTAGTGTTTCCCCCGTTGTAATATCTGTCGCCCAAAACGCTTTATTCGCTGGAGCAGGGTCAATGAACATTTTTTTAACCCAGCCGTGTCCTGGTCCTCCAGGGTTCGTCGTGCCTCGCATGTAGACGGGGAGCGACGGGTCAGCAGTTCTGAGACGCGAACGTAAATAATCCCAAGCATAAGGTGTCGGATACTGTGTTAATTCATCAAAGCCAATATAAGTGAATGCTTGTCCTTGGTATCTTAAAACATCCTTTTCTTGTTCAAGATATGTCATCCATATTCTAGCACCAGACGGGAAAGTCCATTGACTTTTCTTCTCCATCCATTTAGCCCCTGGATAAGCTTGAGGATAAATTTCCTGAGATTTGTGTATAATCTCCCTAAGTTCGTCATTTGTACGTCTTAATATAAGAGCGTTCATATTGGAGTTGTTGCAATAACGTAATGGGTCTACTATTAAACTATACGTCTTACCTCCTCCAGCAGCTCCTCCATATAATACTTCTCGTTCTGGAGCAGCTAAAAAATTTGTTTGTGGTCCTGGGTTTGGCTCAAATAATACTGTTTGGCTTGGTTTCTCCTGGACAGCATAAGTTTCAGGTAAACTCTCCGCAGCTTTCTCTGCAATGTCATTATCTTCTGTACTCCTAGCTATCTTAGCTATTTTACGTTGTGCTATGTTTAAACGCACACGTGCAGACCTTTGTTGTTTTTTAGCTTTAACTAATTCTTTCTCTTCTTTAGTTAAAGGCTTGGGCTTTGATGTTGCCTTCAACTTCGGTCTTGGCGGTGCGGCTTTTTTGTTCAGCATGCCTTCGTCTATCTGCCTTATCTGTCTTTATACGTTTCCATAAACCCATAGGAGTTATGCTACGTCCAGTGTATTCTGTGAGCCATCTTGCTACTTCTGGGTAAGAGGACTCTTTTAAATACTCTTCTGCCATTGATAACGCTTCTAATTGTTCATCTACTGGCTCTAATAAATGTGGGTCGATGCTATTTGCTTCGTATCCCCAAGGAATTGTTGGACCCTTAAGTGTTTTGTATCTACTAGTTGGGTTCAGTTTCTGTGCTATTGTCATCTGTTTTTGCTGGTAAAATAAATACGCCCATCGGTTTATCTGATGTGACGTTTAACTTCTCTACCTTTGATAAACCAACTCTATCAAGTATCTGTTGAGAAGCTGCTAGTCTTTCTCTATTACCGATAGCAGAAGGGTCATCAATAACTCCTACCATTGATAATACAGCTTTAGGAGCATTAACTGCCATCTCTAATTCTGCTCTTTCAATTATGTATTTACGCACTGAGTTAATTATGTGGTGTGGATTAGTTGACTCTGAATATCCTGCAATCTTCATAGCCTTAGCATGATTACCTTTAGCAGGACCAAACAAAGCATCTAAGAATTTATTTTGTAGTTCTGTTAATTCTTTATGCACGAGGATTCTTCTTTCTGGCTGTTTTGGTTCTAGCAAAAGAACGATTTTTGCTTTTTAATTTTACAGATAATCTAGTTTTATTATTATTCATAGGATTACCTGTAGTGTGATGTACGTCTTTGCCATCACCTTTAGTGACTAAACCACGTTTCGCCATTATTGCTCTGGCTGCATTTCTTGAAGCTCTTCGCTTTTTTTGCTTTGGTTTTCCGTGGTATCTGTCGTACTCTTTTCTGTAATTTCTTGTCATCTCTTTTTAGATACTCTTTTCCGTTTTCGTCCACTGGGTGATATGGACCACTTAATTGATGTGGGTTTACCTCCTGGATTTCCTGCGGCTCTTTTTTTAGCGACTGCCGCACTTTTTTGTCCTTTAGACATCCTATCTGCGACTGCCTTGGGGCGACACGCTGGGTACTTCCTTTTAGACTTACTTGCTGATTTACGCCCACAGGGTTTGCCTGTAGCTACATCTCTCCAGTCTTCTTTGAACCATTTACGTAAACCTCCTTTGTACGCCATTAATAAGTACCACCTCTTTTTTTATAGGTTCTAACTAACCAAGCATTTGCATATGCTGATGGGTACACTTTAAATTTTCTTTTAGCTTCCGCTTTAACTGAAGCATATAATTTTGCATTTTTTGGTTTTGGGGAACCTGTTGATTTTTTCTTTTTCTTTGCTGTCATGTGATACTCCTTCTACATGCATAAATCTTCATACTTAGTTGTATGAAGTCTATGTCTTGATAACTCTCTGGCAGTGCTTATACCAATCCTATTTTTGTACGTTAAAATTTTTATTAACCAATTTATCATATGCTTCTTTTATCTCTTCTATAGTTCGCTTACAACCTATGCACACATTATCTTTCAGGGTGCATACACCTATGCAAGGTGTCAAAACCTTCCTACCCATTTACCTACAAACCAAGCCATCAGTCCTGCAAAGAATATTACAATTATAGCAGCTATTCCGTAACCTAAATATTCCATCAGTTCTTCTCTACGTTTCTCTGCCATCTTTTCTGCGTAGCGTCTTGACTTACGTGCTTCTGCTTGGAAGGCTTGCCAATCTTGCCAAAGTCCGGGTCTGCCTAAGTAAATCATCATCTTCTTGAGTTCTTCTTCTTTTTCTTTTATCTGCTCAAGAGCCATGAACTCTTCTAGGTCTGAACCACCTACACCTTTAGCTTTCTTCTTTTTTGCTTTCTTCTCTAGTTCTTCTTTAGAGAAGACAAAATCGCTTATGTGTTTCGCACATCCACTAAGTTCTTTTCCGTTAGATACAAATTGTTTTATGACACTGAAGGCAGCATTAGCTGCAGCTAGTTCTGCTAACATTTTACCTTTTCCTTATAGGTTTACAATATGCAGTTATACGTAATGGAGTTCCTTCTTTTTGTGGTATAGGTGGCTGTCTATGTAATCTTTCTGCAAAGTATAAACATCTATCTATATCTTGGAAGGTTTGTGTTTGGTCTACTACTCTTATTCCCATCATAAACACTAACACAAACTCAATCATTAATTATCAAAATCTAAATCTAACTGTTCTTCTTCAGAATGCTCGTTGTGACAGACACAGTTACATTCTTCCGTATCACATTTATAACACTCGCAAGTCTTACATCTATTTTTTGTTTTTTCGCTCATTTGCTCTCTTTAAACTTTCTTTTGCTGATTTAGCTATTTTAACGACTTCTGTCTTTCCCATAACTTTTGCACGTTGTTCCATAACTGTTAGGATTTGTATTTTCCTAGCATACGATTTTTTAACTCTCTTAACTTTTGATACTGTAGCTTTAGCATCTGCCACTGTAGCGAATTTAATACTAACGGTGTCTTTGGGATTCTCATCAGTATATAACCTCCTACCACTTCCTTTTGGTTTTTTACCTGTGCCAACTTTGGGGTCACTTTTTTTTCTTTTTGCCATAACTACTCTTATATCTTGTTCGTTGGTCTTTTTCTATTTTACTTAAAACTTTAGCTTGTTTAGCATGAGCCTTAGATGCTTTCTTTAATTTACCTACGATTGTTTTTAAAGGTTTAGTATAATGTGGCATTATGTCTCTTTCTTTTTTTTAACTTTGTCACTATCTGAATATAAGTTATTAAAAGTTATTGTAGGGTCTAAGTAAGATTCATGTGACTCTGCAGAATGTGTCCACTGTGAAGGACTAAAATCAGGTGCCCCCTCTCCTGTTCTCCATAGTGCAGGACTTGTGGCTCTTACTCTATTATTAGGTAATGCTACAATGTTGCCTGTCCATTTACCTGCATCAGTCAAATATAAAACATGAGACTGCTTGTGTTGTGCGGGGTCATCTGCAATATCATTGTCTGTATAGTCAACTGTAAACAAATACTTACCTTGATGAAACTGATTATCAATCTTGCATAACCATGGCGAGGAACTAACCCTATCCATAACTACAACGCTATGAGTCCTAGATTCGCAATCCCATGGTTGGCATAAGTGGTCTTCCATCGGTTCTGCCCATTCGTCTACAGGTATATCTGCAACTAAGGCTTGTATAGGCATCCTTGCCCACATTGCTCCTCCATGAACATTTTCATCAGGACCATCTTCTCGGTCTACTTCGCAACCAGTAAAAACAACTTGGAAGCTTAAAGACCTATCTGGGATTGTATTTACGGCTATAACCATAGCATGAAGAAACTCTCCATGGTATCTTTGATGATTACACGTAAATTCCCTACGCACCCAACACTTAAAATGAGGTACGTTACTTATGAGATACGGCATTACTTACGTCTTATTGCTCCGCCCCTGGCATATCCTTTGGTCATCTTGGCTCCACCTCTAGCCATGCCCTTAGTTTTCATTTTGGAACCACCACGAGCCATGCCCTTGGTCATTTTCATTCCGCCACTCTGCATTTTTTTGATTGATTTCTTTTTCTTTTTACCACCAGTGGCAGCACCTTTAGTTTTCATAGCGTGTTTTGGCATTAGTATCTCCTTTATATAGCTACTTGTTTTTCCTGATACACAGGTATTCTTGATTTACTTTATAAATCTTTTTATAGTTTTCATATCTTGGTCAGATATTTTACCCTTATTAAAAATACTATTTAGCATTTTCATGTCTTGGTCAGATATACGGGGATTATTAAAAACCTTATCTTTCATACTCTTAGCTTGAGTTTTATTCTTTTGCTCTTGGACTTGTTTATCCCTATCAGACATCAGCATACCGTCTTTAGCTTTTTTAATATTTGCTATGCCCACTGCTAAACCACTTTTAGCTTTCTTAGTTTTCTGTTCTTTCATACTTTTCTCAATAGCATTTTGTCTAGCTGTTTCGTACCCAGACATCTTGCCATCTTTATTAAGGTCTCCAAGTAAAGCACCTCTCATTAATCTTGGCACGTTAGTTGGTAGTTCCATAATAGATTTCTTAGGAAGTTTAGCAGCTCCCATTTTATTTTTAGGCACTCCTTGATTTTGAAATCTTTTAATAACTTCATCATCTGACATTGATTCAGG